GCATCGATGGGGGGATTATTTTGGATCTGGCTCGGCAACTGGATCGATGTTTACTATCAGTAATGATGGACTAGGTAATTTGAATATTAAGTTTAATCCTAAGTCATCAAACACTGGGGATGTTAATACTCAGCAAACTGTGGACAATGTACAGTATTTGCCATATTATTATTCAACCGCAGAAAATAGATACGTTAATTTACAGGGACCAATCAACAATGGTAATAAAACCCAGTACTTCTTGGGCTTCAATCAAGCAGGAAGTACTCTTACTAGCATAGTTACAGCTCCATCGTAACGCATTGGGTCGCATTCGGTGACCTCATTTAAAAACAATTGACCTTTGCCATCAATACATGGTAGACTGTTAGGTCACTTTGGTATAACTTGTTGGTAATTTTCAACAATAAGTATGTAGTTATCGCCAATAAAATAGAGTAAAGGAGAGTTTTCAGATGACCGAAAAACTATTTCGCGCAGTATTTTTGACTTTTGGATTTTTAATCGTATGGCATTGCCTACACTGCATCACAGTAACCAAGTTTGAAAAACTTGAGAATGAATCATTATTAATTGAAGAAGCCAGTGGTAAGGCTATTACTACCCGAGATCGGGAGCGCCAGCTAGAATGTTTGGCCAAGAATATATATTATGAAGCAGGTGGAGAATCATTTGAGGGTCGTGTGGGGGTAGCTATGGTTACGATCAATCGTGCTAATAGTGGAAGATTCCCCGGTGATATTTGCCAAGTAGTTTATCAGAAAACAGTATTTGATGAAAAATTAGTATACCAATTTAGTTGGTTAGCTAATCCAACTCGTAGCATCATCATACACAAATCGATATACAATGAAAGTTATGAAGTAGCCAAAAAAGTATTGCTTGAAGGATTCCGATTACCCAGTTTAAAAGATGCATTATATTTTCATAATGATACCGTTAATCCAGGATGGAATCGTCAACGCATTGCACAAATTGGTCATCATATTTTTTATAAATAGCTATATAGGAGTTTTAAAATCATGAGTTTTGCAGAAATCGTCAATAGCATTCCAGTGAAAGTTTCAACGTTTTTTAAGGAATACTTTTCAAAGATCACCTCTGAAACATTGGGTTGGTTAGCTGTTATTGTATTGCATAGTGCTACTATTCCCACTTTGCTTGCAGTGATGTCTGGATTGACTGATCGCATGCCTCCTGTTGATATTGTGTTGCTAGTATGGGCTGGGTTGAGTTTATTGTTTGCCAAGGCTGTGGTACAGAAAGACATTTTAAACATTGTCACCATCGGTCTTGGTTTCATTGCTCAGAACATTCTCATGGTATTAATTTTCTTCAAGTAGTTTGCTAAATAATAGTACCATGCGTGCAAAAGAATTCATCACCGAGAAAAGAAAGATCAAGACTGGCAATACTAAAGCTATTGCCAAGCCTACCCAAGCCCAGTGCAATAAGCCTAGAGCTAGTTTAAGTGCTGCACGATATGCACAATGCGTATCTTCTGGACTAAAAGCTCATGATAGTGCTCATACTTTGGGATCTGGTAAACAAGGTGTGAAAGGTTCTGGCGTTAAATTAAAGCATAAGCGAGTTAAAGGTGAGCTGTATGGGGGTCCCATAAAGTCTGATCCACATCGCGAATAATCTGCTTGACAAGATTCTCATCCCATTGTAAACTCTGTTCTGTTACTCACTCATCTACACCACCAAGGACGTAAAGAATGTTTGAAATCATTCAGCAACTTGCTGCGACCAATAGTCGTCTAGCCAAAGAAGCCATTATTCTCGAACAAGCTGAAGCAAATAATGATCAATTCTTTCAAGGTTGTAAGTTAGCATTCAGTCCATTTATCACGTTTGGCGTGAAGAAAGTGCCAGTACATAGTGGTAATAATGGGGCTGGATTAGAGTGGGATAAATTTTTAGAATTGGCTGATGCATTAGCCAATCGTGTGATCACTGGTCATGATGCCAGAGATGCTATTCAAGCTGCCATGGAACAAAGTACCCAAGAACAATGGGATGGTTGGTATAGACTCATATTGGCCAAGGATTTTCGTGCTGGGTTTAGTGAAACCATTCTGAATAAGATTGTTTTAAAAGCTGATAAGCCAGATTATGTTGTCGAAATCTTTTCGTGCCAATTAGCCCACGATGGTGCCAAACATGAAAAGAAAATGGTTGGCAAGAAGTTATTAGAAGTGAAAGGTGACGGCGTAAGATGCCTCACTGTCATCAACGCCATCAATAAGACTGTTACTCAATATAGTCGCAATGGTAAAGTATTAGAGAATTTCACCCATATTACTGATGCCATTCAGAAAAATATTGAATTATTTGATCGTAGCATCGTGTTAGATGGTGAGGTCATGAGTGATAATTTCCAGCAATTGATGAAACAATTGTACAGGAAATCCGATGTACAAAGCCAAGATGCTAGACTGTTGCTATTTGATATCATTCCCCTAAGTGAGTTTAGGAATGGAGAAAGTATTTTAGGGCAACGACGTCGTAGCAGAATGCTTCAAGATATGAAACCAGTGTTTGAGAAAGTGGGATATATTGACGTTATACCTCAAGTTGAAGTAGACTTGGATGACTTTGTTGGTCAAGTACAATTTAAAGAATTCAACAAGAAAGCCATTGAGTCAGGTTTTGAGGGTGTAATGCTGAAAGACGTGGATGCTGTATACGAGTGTAAACGGTCAGCAAGTTGGTTAAAATCAAAACCTTATATCACGGTTGATTTGACCGTGGTTGAGGTTGAAGAAGGAACTGGAAAATATGAGGGACAGATGGGAGCATTGGTTTGTCACGGTAATGATGGAGATAGAGAGATTAGAGTCAATGTCGGTTCGGGTTTTACCGATTCTGACCGTGCTTCTTATTGGGATTCACGTGATTCGATTATTGGTCAAGTCGTTGAAATTAGGGCCGATGCTGTAACTCAGAACCAAGATGGCAATTACAGTTTACGATTCCCACGATTTGAACGTTTTCGTGGATTTATTGCAGGTGAAAAAATTTAATTATGGAGAATTTGATTGGCAAATAAAGATGATATTATAGAAGCTACTGGTGTGGTCGTAGATTGTTTACCGGCAGCAACATTCAAAGTAAAATTAGACGAGAATGATACTGAGATCTTGGCACACATTAGTGGACGCATGCGCCAGAATAGAATTCAAATTCTATTGGGCGACAAAGTCAGACTAGAAATTTCAGTTTATGACTTAGCAAAAGGTCGTATTACATATCGCGAAAAATGATAGTTAAGCTGGATCGCGAATATATTCAGACCAGCTAGGATGTGCAATATCCCATCCCAACTTTCTTTTCTTTTCAGCCAAATCGTAATAACTTGGCTTATAAGGTGTCGTATTAGGTTTGATTCTGGTATCATTGCCCTTGGCAGCGTTGCATTTTGAGCAACTACAACAACAGTTATCCCAAACTGTTCTTCCACCTGCACATGTTGGGATCACATGATCCAATGTTGCTGAGTTTGGGGTCACTGATACTCCACAGTATTGGCACTCGTAAGAATCCCGCAAAAATACATTCTGCTTAGAAAATTTCACCATTGCCTTGTTCCTATGATATTCTTTGAGAATCATCACTGCTGGAACTTTTGTAGACCATTTTTCGCTATGAACAATCCAATTCTCATGCCATTCAAGAACGGTAGCTCGGTCATTGACTAGATATTTGATTGATTCTTCCCAGCTGATAGTACTCAGTGGAAGTAGTGATACTGGGGAAATGTCCCCGTTAAGGATAAGGCAAGCTGACATTCATTCTCACTCGGTTATACATAATATTTAGTTCTGGTGGCGCGACTTAATTATAAATAACAGTATAATAAGACAAACCCAAAACAATGCCCATTTTATACGTAAACACAGGAAGTGCTGCCAATAAAGGAGACGGAGATAGTCTCAGGGTAGCGTTTAGCAAAATAAATCAAAACTTTGATGAAGTATTGGCTGCTATTAGTACGTCTACTGGTGGCGGTGGTAGTGGCAATGGTTATACTGGATCACAGGGAATACCCGGATATACTGGGTCCATTGGCATTCAAGGACCACAAGGACTAGTCGGATATACTGGATCGATCGGAAATCAAGGTCCTCAAGGAAATGTAGGTTATACTGGGTCAATTGGATTTACTGGTAGCAGTGGAGCCCAAGGTCCCCAAGGTTTACAAGGTCCACAGGGACCTCAAGGTTCAATTGGTGCTCAGGGACCACAAGGTCCATCTGGTTCACTTGGGGCACAAGGTCCTCAAGGACCTCAAGGACCTCAAGGTATTCAGGGAATGATGGGATACACTGGATCATCGGGCTCATCATCAGCATCATCAACTAGCACTATATTAATTCAGTATAACACCAGTACTTCTACATTAAGTTATCATGGTACACAGACCAATGATTTATCAGTGATTATGGCTGTCAATGATAGTTCTAGTCCTTATATTATCTCCACCAATCAATCACAGAACAAATGGACATTTAGCCCACAAGGTACACTGACATACCCAATGTATAATTATACGGGTAAATCGGTGAGTGGAACTATTGAAACGGTGTTGGGTGATCCTTATGCAACTTATGGATCCACTTCTACTGGGGAAATCACTGTCTATACAGCATCTAGTGAAGACATTGTCGGAATTAAAATGACATTGAGAATCCAATATTTGGCTCATGTTGAAATGGTTGAAATTTCAGCAGTAAAACCATTTGATAATAGTATTGTGGATTACTTAGTATACGGTAGTGTAAAATCAGATAGTACTGCAAACGAAACTGTCATTGCAGTGAATCTTGATCAAAATAATCAGTTACGTGTACAAGCTGAACCGCCATTTGATGCTTATTTCACTTATACTGTGACTGAGTATCACAAAACCGATAATACTACCATCAGGGGATAATGCAAAATGGCCAAAAACGGAATTTCAACTGAAGTAGTAGCTGGCAATCCAGTCGCAACCAAGCTAAAACGTCGCAATGACAAGTTAGCATTGGCTGCCACAAAGCGTCAATCTACTAGCACATATGGGTATCGTGTGCTCAATCAAATCTCCGCCAGTACTCATACTGCTTATGTTGGTACCAGTACTACCACAGTTTCCGGAACAGCTAGTCCAGTTGAAGGTCATCCTTGGAAACTTCCCTGATTGAAATAATTCTTACACTGTGCTATAATTTCCAAATAGCATAGGACAAATTACAAATGAAATTAGCGATTATTGATATCATAGGCATTCCCTACGATGGTACTACTGTATTCAAGCAAGGTTTGGGAGGTAGCGAGAGTGCTGTTACATTAATGGCAAAAGAGTTACAAGCATTAAACTTTGAAGTCACTGTATTCAATAACTGTAATACCGACCATGCTAGCCCTGGTATCTATGATAATGTCACATATAGACCACTCGCTGATCTGGCACAAGATCATTATTTTGACATTGTGATTAGTAGTCGAACTGTTATTCCATTTACAGATCCAAAAGATTATCCACTATTAAATGATTGGCGAAGTGAGCCATTCCGCACCATTAATTTATATGACCGGATTCTCAAGCCTGCCAAGATGCGCATTCTTTGGATGCATGATACATTTTGCTTAGGTGACAATATCTTAGAGGATTTGGTAGTACAAGATCGTATCACTGATGTGTTTACATTGAGTGATTGGCATACTACTTATATTACCAATTGTGACCATGGCAAACGAAGAAATTATGAAGTACTCAAGCGCAAAATATTTGTTACAAGAAATGGTGCCAACTCTTATATTTCTGAAGTAGATATCAAAGCCAAAGACCATGATTTATTTGTTTATAATGCATCGGTAACTAAAGGCATGATTCCGTTGGTCAAGCATATTTGGCCTATGGTAAAACAATATATTCCACAAGCCAAATTAAAAGTGATTGGTGGATATTATAGATTTAGCACCAGTTCAGAGCCTGATCAACAGGAAAAAGATTGGCGTATTATGGCCAATGATCCTGCATTGGCCAACTTAGGTATTGAGTTTACTGGTGTTATTCCACAAAGGGAAATTGCCAATATACTATCCCAAGCTGGTTTCACCATTTATCCAGCCGCATTTCCTGAAACATTTGGTATATCTAGCTTAGAAAGCTTGTTATACAATACCCCATTGATCACTTGCAGATTTGGTGCATTAGAAGAAGTAGCATTAGAAAATGCATGTTATCTATTAGACTATGCTATTGAACCTAATAGTTTATTTCAAACCATCAATTCACAAGAGCAAAATATTAAGTTTGCTAACTTAGTGATTCAAGCACATGCCAATCGATACTTGCATCAGCAAAAACAATACTACTGCAATATTGTTAAAGATTTAGCACCATGGAGTACTGTGGCTCTACAATGGAAACAGCATCTTTATCGTAGAACCAATCATTACTTGTCTAGAACTGAATATAGAAAAGTATCAAAACTTAACCAGAGAGTGCATAAAGTCTGGGGTAGACGGGCACATAATGCGGTTGAGTTAAACAATTATAAGCAGGGTGTTGAGCAACCTATTGCAGTGATTAGTCCATTCTATAATTGCCAACAGTACATTGCTGAATGTATTAAGTCAGTCGCAAGTCAAGATTATGAAAATTATATTCATGTATTGATTGATGATGCGAGTACTGATGATTCATTCAATGAAGCAGCGCGTACTATTGATTTATTGCCAGAAGATATCAAGAAAAAGTTTACGTTGATTAAGAATGGCGAAAACTTAGGTGCAGTATATAACCAAGTCAATTGGATTAGAAAGATCAACAGTGATGATGCTATTGTCATGTTGTTGGATGGTGATGATACTCTAGTCAATGATAACAGTATTTTCTCATTCTATAATACTGTTTATACCGATGATGCGGCAGAGTTTACTTATGGCAGTTGCTGGAGCATGGTGGATAGTATTCCATTGATTGCACAACCTTATCCAGAACATATTAAACAAAGTAGGGATTATAGGAACTATCATTTCAATTGGATATTGCCTTATACTCACTTAAGGACATTTAGGAAATCTTTGATTAATGATATTGATGACACGATGTTTAAAGATCAAAATGATCAGTGGTATCGTGCAGGCGGTGATGGGGCAGTATTTTATGCTTTAATTGAAAAAGCTGATCCAAACAAAGTTATTTGTATTCCTGACATCGTATACAATTATAATGACATTAATCCATTGAATGATTATAAAATCAATGGTGATGAACAGTCTCGTAATGCACAAGACATTATTAAAAAACCCGTGAGTAAGAAGTACTCTGTGGTAGTTCCCACAATGTGGAGAGTAAAGGATCAATTCGTTCAGTTCTTAGATCAGCTATGCGAATGTGATAATGTAGGAGAAATTCTACTATTTGATAATGATCACCAATCTGCGCCCACTACTGGGTTAGATCATCCTAAAATTAAACTATTTGATGCTGGTAAAAATATCTATGTGAATCCGGCATGGAATCTTGGCGTAGCACAAGCTAAGTTTGATAGAGTATGTATTGTCAATGACGATGTTAGTTTTGATTTAAGGTTGTTTGAAGTGTTGCAAGATCGGTTAATGGATCCAACTGCAGGTGTATTTGGACTATGTCCTGGTGAACCTGACTTTGATCAAATCCCAGTCACTGATGGGTCTATTGACATTGTACCTTGGAATGGCCAACATACTTATGGTTTCGGGTGTCTGATGTTTATTAACAAACAATATTGGACACCTATTCCAGATGGATTGGATATCTACTTTGGTGATAATTTTATATTTGATTTGAATTTACACCAAGGTAAAACTAATTATCTGATTGCCAACATTCATTCTGAATCAAAGTTTGCGCAGACTACATCGGATAGAACAATTACTGGGGGTTTCTTGGAACGTGAACGCCCTATCTTTGAACAAGCTAAAGCTAGTTGGGATTCATTACCTATGGATAAAAAACCTGAAGACATATTTGCCGTAAACAGACAACCTGAGAAAACCGTAGATCATCAGCCAGTAGTCAAACGTATCTTAATTGCTATTCCTACTGCTAGAAACATTGAAGTAGAAACTTTTAAAAGTATCTATGACTTAGAAGTACCTGAAGGGTATATAACTGATTTTCAATACTTCTTTGGATACAATGTAGATCAGGTAAGAAATCTAATCGCACATTGGGCACAGCATTATGATTACTTGTTTGCGATTGACAGTGATATGGGATTTGCCAAAGATACCTTATCTAAGTTTCTAGCACATAATGTTGATATGGTCAGTGCATTGTATATTCAACGCATTCCCGGTACCCATACATTAGAAGTGTATGAGCATAATGGGTTTGGTGGTATGAATAATATCCCTTATGCTAAGATTAAGGATCGTGGATTGGTTGAAATTGCTGGGTGTGGATTTGGTTGTGTATTGATCAAATCTGAAGTGATTCGTGCTATAGGATATCCACAATTTGAATATCATTCAGCGTTAGATCATAAAGATACCGTATCTGAAGATACTG